CGTTGACTCGCTGCCCGTTTCCACCTCCAACTTTGAGCCATTGCCTGAGGGCTGGTACAACTCTTCAATTACCGGCGCTGAGATCAAGGCCACCAAGGCAGGCGACGGCAAGTACATTGCTGTTAAGTACACGATCACCGGCCCGTCGCATCAAGGCCGGGTTATCTTTGGCAATCTCAACATCAAGAACGCCAGCACCAAGGCCGAGGAAATTGGACGCCAGCAGCTTGGCGAGATCATGCGAGCCATTGGCCTCGCCAAGGTGCAGGACACTGACCAATTGATTGGCGGCAACTTGGGCATCAAGCTGGCGGTCAAAACGGGTGAGTACGCAGGCAACGAAATTAAAGGCTACCGCGCTTTGGGTGGCGTGACACCGGCTGCGGTTGCACCCTTCAAACCAGTTGGGCCGTCTGCTGGTGCGCCTGCTGCTAAGTCTGCGCCACCGTGGGCTAAGAAGTAAGCAAAAAAAAGACCCCGCTTTTAACGGCGGGGTCAAGATAGCAACAACAACCAACAGGAACACCAACTATGAAAATCCCTGAGCCAGATATTACCATCACCAGCCTGATCGATCAAGCCCATGAAGCCCGGACTGAGAAGCCCCGCGCCCATATGGGTTGCTCTACGTTAGGCCACCATTGTGAACGCTGGCTTTGGCTGTCGTTTCGCTGGGCAGTGGTGGAGAAGTTCCAAGGCAGGATCCTGCGACTGTTTAGGCGTGGTTTCAACGAGGAAGCGCAGATCATCAGCGACCTACGCGCCATTGGCATGAGCGTGTCAGGCACCCAGCGCCGGGTGGACTTTGGCAGTCACGTTAGCGGCAGCCTGGACGGTATCGGCAAAGGCGTACCCGGTGCGCCAAAGACTGAACACGTGCTGGAGTTCAAGACCCACAGTCTCAAGTCGTTTAATGATCTGGAAAAGCATGGCGTGGCAAAGAGTAAGCCTGCACATTACACCCAGTGTCAGGTTTATATGCACGGCACCGACCTGAAGCGAGCCTTGTACGTTTCCATCTGCAAAGACGATGACCGCATTTACACCGAGCGCCTAGAGTATGACCGCGGCCATGCGGCAAAGGCCATTGACAAAGGCCAACGGCTGGCGCTGACTGACCGCCTGCCACCACCAATAAGCACAGACCCAACATGGTTTGAGTGCAAGATGTGTGCAGGCCATGACTTTTGCCACGGTAGCAAGACCACCAAGCAGGTCAATTGCCGTACCTGCGCTCATATCACGCCATTGTCTGATTCAACCTGGCACTGCGCCAAGTGGGACGCCATTGTGCCGACTGACGCGCAGATTACAGGCTGCGAGAGCCATGTTATCCATCCTGATCTGGTGCCCTGGAAGCGCTTAGAGGGGCCGTCTGACTGGGTTGCTATTTATGAGATTGACGGGCAGGGAATTGCCAACGGTGAACCGGGCGAGGGTGTGTATGGCAGTAAAGAACTGCTGGCTAATGCTGCGGCCTGCGTGGCTGCTGATCCGCAGGTCATGGCGCTGCGGAAAGAGTGGGATGGGAGGGTAGTGGGATGAACATCGACAAATTCATTGACTGGTGGTTTACTGGTCAATGCTTGAAGCACCCAGCGGTTATGGCTGTGATTTTTTACTTTATCGGTTACATGATTGGTCGGATATGTTGAGAGAGTATCAGCAACGCACCATCGACCAGCTTTACGAATGGTTCAGCGCAGGCAACACCGGCAACCCCTGCCTGGTGCTGCCAACAGGCTCCGGCAAGTCTCACATCATTGCCGCGCTATGCAAGGACGCGCTGCAAAGTTGGCCTGAGACTCGCATTTTGATGCTGACCCATGTCCGAGAACTGATTAGCCAGAACGCCGACAAGATGCGCCAACACTGGCCCAACGCACCGATGGGCATCTACTCTGCCGGGTTGCGCCAGAAGGAATTGGGGGAACCGATAACCTTTGCAGGCATCCAGTCGGTGCGAACCAAGGCCAAGCAAATCGGCCATGTTGATCTGGTTATCATTGATGAGGCTCATCTGGTGAGCCACAAAGACGAAGGCGGATACCGCACTTTGCTGGCCGAACTGAGCGCCATCAATCCGAACTTGCGGATCGTGGGGCTGACCGCCAGCCCTTACCGCCTGGGCCACGGCTACATTACCGACGATCCCGCCATCTTTGACGCCCTGATTGAGCCGGTATCCATTGAGGAACTGATTCACAAGGGCTATCTGTCAACCCTGAGAAGCAAACTGACCCGCACCAAGCTGGAAGTGGACGGGGTTAAAAAGCGTGGGGGCGAGTACATTGAAGCAGAGTTGCAGGCAGCGGTTGACACCACTGACAAAAACGCCCGAGTGGTGCAAGAGATCATCAAACTCGGCATTGGCCGCCAATCCTGGCTGGTGTTCTGCGCCGGTGTCAATCACGCCCAGCATATTCGCGACACCTTAACAATGCAAGGCATTGTGGCCGAATGCGTGACCGGCGAGACGCCATCAAACGAGCGTGACCGGATACTGACCGACTTCAAGCAGGGGCGCATTCGGGCGTTAACCAATGCCAATGTATTAACCACTGGTTTTGACGCGCCTGGCATTGATTTAGTGGCTATGTTGCGCCCAACTATGTCACCCGGCCTATATGTACAAATGGCCGGTCGTGGCCTGCGGATCGCCGAGGGCAAAACGGACTGCCTGGTCCTAGACTTTGCAGGCGTGGTCGAGCAACATGGGCCAATAACCGCCGTGAGAGCGCCACCAAAAAAGGGCGACAAGCAGGGCGAAGCGCCGGTAAAGGTGTGTGACCACTGTCAAGAGATATGCGCCTTGAGCGTGAGGGTTTGCCCGGCTTGCGGGGCTGAGTTTCCCGAGCCGGTGAAGCCATCGCTGCGCCTGCACAATCTGGACATTATGGGTGTGGAAGGCGTGGACATGGACGTGACCGCCTGGACATGGCGGAAGCATATATCTCGCGCCAGTGGCCGGGAAATGCTCTCATGCACTTTTTACGGGGGCTTGTCAGACCCTCCAGTGATCGAATACTTGGCAGTGACGCATGATGGATATGCCGGAGAGAAAAGCAGGCGCCTACTGGCCGACATTGCCCACAAGGCAGGCGTGACGTTGGACTATGCTGCCGTTGACCTGCACCAGATGGCCCAGCAGATGACCGCGGGGAAGCCACCGGCCACCATAGAATTCAAAAAAGAAGGCAAGTTTTTTACCGTACTTAAAAGGACATGGAACCAATGAACACCCGTCACCCAGAACCCGCCATCGTCACCCTGTACCGCGCCACCCTGAAGGCCGAGCCACCGAGGGTCTGCCATACCTGTGACCATTACACGCCCGACGGCATATGCGCCGAGTTTGGCGAAGCCCCTCCACCTGAATTTGCTAATGAGCCCGGGGGTTGCGCCTTGTGGGTCTGGGAAGTACCTTTCTGATGGAATCAGAACATTTACAGCAAGTGCGCCTAGTTAGCTGGTTTAGGCGCAGCTATCCTGGCGTGAGGGTCTTTGCGATACCGAATGGGGGCCACCGCGGGGTTTCTCAGGGGGCTGCGCTGAAGGCGGAAGGGGTTAGCCCTGGGGTGCCTGATTTATTTTGCCCTGAGTGGCTTTTATGGGTTGAAATGAAAAGGAAATCGGGCGGCATTGTTTCGCCAGTACAAAGGGATTGGATAGCGTACTTGGAGAGCATAGGCCACCGGGTCATTGTGGGGCGTGGGTTTGATGATGCGAAACGCCAGATAGAAACAATAAAGCCCCTGTGAAGGGGCTTGTTTGATTACAGGTTAAGAATCAGGGCCATCAGGGCGGCTACTAGGGCAGCTAAGAGCATGGTTCATTCTCCCACCGGGTACCGAGCCAGTCTACCGGATCGTGCGGTTCATAGTACAGGTACTCCATCGCTTCCTGGCGGCACCATGCATACAGGTGCATTAGATGGTGTATCTTGTCGGTGATATCGTGGTCTAACATTCCCCTGCCCCTTTGCAGTGGTAGCAGGTGGTGCCCTCATGCTGACCCTCACCCGAGCCGCTACAGGCAGGGCAGATACCGGGCTCACCATCATCAGGGCCATCATCGGCCATCAAGCGGTCGTAATCCTTGTCGTCGTCGTAGTCGGTCATGGTTTCATACTCCAAAAATAATAGATAAAGGGAAGACCCCATACGGCAGCGCCAATGAGGCCTTGGACTAGGGTCCACAGTAGTTTTCTCATATCACTCCTAAAATGATATCTATAAACCATTACAGGGTAAGGGCTTGAGGGTTAAATAACCCAAATGTCAATGCCTGTAGCATTCGGCACTGTTTTTATAATATGAAGTTCGACGTTATATTTGTCATTTGCCCACATTTCACCAACATGATTGGCGAAATTGGCAAAATAGTTATATTTAAATAATTTCATGCTGCGCCCTTTAGAAACTTGAGGCGTAAACAATCAAACCGGCAGACGTAAGGCCGACTACTGTCGTAAGGTTTTCTAAGTATTCCATGGCGACCGGGATAGCGTCTTCCTTCTCTTCGTCGTTCAAGTCGACGCCATGGCCCTCAAGTATCTCTACGGGCGTCAGTTCGGCATAGTCGCAACACAGGCCGATAACGTCGAGTTCATAGTCGGGGTGTACGTCTTCCAGATAATCGAACAATAGCCCGAGTGCTTCATAGCTGAATTGATTTTGCCGTCCGGCAGCGCGGAAGGCGTCGCGGAACTGGCTAGCGTTGCTGATGGTCTGCTTCATACTCTTACTCCAATTGATTGATTGTTCGACGTCGGATGACATCCCATAGCCCACAGAATGGGCTACAGGATGTGATCAGACAATCCATTCCTTACTAAGATGGGCGCGAACCCTGATCGCAGATTCGTAAATTTCACGTTTACTCTTGTCAGACATAGCGCAACGGTGCAAAGCTGACAAGCTGCGCGCAACATAGTCAAGGCCAAGTAATGCGCCATGTTCAAGGGTTTTTTGTACTTCGCGGGTTTCTGATTTGGTCATTTGATGCTTTCCAGGTTGGTTGGTGATACTACAGTGTAACAATATTTGTGGCAGTCTACTTAGGACAAACCCTATGTTTGTACTGATCGTTTGTACAGTGTATGGTCTTACACATTTTGCACATTATGTACATATGTGCATTGTGTAAGATCTGGACAAGACAGGTGCAAATCTACATACATTGCACATATATCCTAAGGATATGTGCAAATATGTATGCACTTGTGCCCCTAAAATGGCCACTTGCTGACCATGGGGTTAGTAATTGGAGAATGAAATGGCTGTAACGAAAGATAGGGCGGAAGTGGCTAGTGTGGTGCTCAATCACATGGTATCTGGTGTTTCTATGCGTCAATCGTGCATCAAGGCGGGCATTGGAGCGTCTACATGGATCGACTGGGTGAACGCTGACCCTGCCCTAGCCGAACGATATGCGCGAGCCCGTGAGGGGCTTTTAGACGCTATGGTCGACCAAATCCTAACGCTGGCTGATGCACCGGTGCCGACCTTAGAAAATGGTGCAACTGATCCGGGAATGGTGCGACAGCGCCAGCTACAGATAGACGCTAGACGCTGGGTGCTATCTAAGCTTGCGCCTAACAAGTATGGTGACCGCCTAGACGTCCAAGTGAGTGATACCCGCATCAGCATCAGCGGTGCACTAGCTGCAGCCCAGTCACGCCTAGTGGACGTGGTGGACGTTACACCACGCCTCAGTGCATCGCCTGTGCAAGATGTGCATGATGACGA